AGCCAGAATTTGAGTATGAATATGTTGTTGTAATACCATATCAAGATGAAAAGTCACTTAGCGTTCCTTCTATGAATAAAGAAATGCTAGCTTATGTTGGGCCAAACCACAGCTTGGTTCATACCAAACAAGAAGCTCAAGTATTTTCTAAAGCTGATGCGGAAAATGTTAAGAATATGCTAACCAATAAAAACGCTTATTTAGAACTTGCATAAATTTTTTTTCAAAAAAGCTTGACAAATCAAAAAAAGTTTAGTACCTTTGCAGTACATTTATAAACAACGAGATATTTAATTAAAAACAGGGGTAACCCAAAAACAAAAAAGAAATGAAAAAGACTAGTATACATATGCATTCGATTAATAGCTGGAGACGCAATAGCAATCCATTAGAGTCGGCTATGTCTGTTAGTTTCTTCGATGACTACTAAATCGAACAAATAAAAGAACAAACAAACCCGACTCTTCCTAGTCGGGTTTTTCTATTTTATGATATATTTATATTAAAACAAAATATGGAAGAATGGAAACAAATAAAAACGTATGGTTATGAAGCTTCGACAGATGGAAGAATAAGAAACATAAAAACAGGTAGAATTTTAAAACAAAGGATGTCAAGCGATGGTTATTTTATAGTTGACATTCAAATTGAAAAGAAAAATAGAACATTTAAAACACATAGATTAATTGCAGATACTTTTCTTGAAAAAGATTTAGTTAGGGTAGAAGTTGACCATATAAATAGGAATAAAACTGATAATAAAGTTACTAATCTTAGATGGGTTACTAGAATCGAAAACATGCAAAATGTAGATTGGGAAAATGTTATTAGAAAGAGAATTAGTATTGATAAAATAAAGGAAATCATTTATTTCTTTGAAAAGGGAAAGACATTTGATGAAATTCATGAACTAATTAATTTGGTAGTCACCAAATAAAAAAAAGATACCAGTGTTCTTTGACATATTGATTATCATACGTAAGTGGCCGAGTGGTTGAAGGCATCAGTCTCCAAAACTGACGAACAGTAATGTTCCGCATGGGTTCAAATCCTGTCTTACGTGCAAGTTTCTATCCGATATAGAAACATCATACGTTCGCTCATTGGCGTGACCAACAGACTCCAAATCTGTTCTTAGGATTAAATGGCTGTAGATTCGACTTCTACCGAACGTGCATTTGGAAGGTAGCATCCATGGGGATAAGCGGTCTTGAAAACCGTGCTGACGGTGACGAGCTGTCAAGGGTTCGATTCCTTTACCTTCCGCCCTAGACTTTTTTGTACCTTGGAGATATTTATATAGAAATATAAATTATGCCAAGGAAAGAAAAAAACATACATTACTTGTATAAAACAACCTGTTTGATAACAGGAAGATATTATATCGGTATGCACAGCACTAGTAACCTAAACGATGGTTATATGGGAAGTGGAAAGAGATTAAGATATTCATTGCGAAAGAATGGGATTGAAAATCACAAAAAAGAGATACTTGAGTTCTTTGATAGTAGAGAGTTATTGATTGAAGCTGAAAAGCAAGCCATCACCGCTGATATGATTACAGATGATAATTGTATGAATCTTATGGGTGGCGGTGAAGGAGGTTTTATTAGTGAGGAACAACAAAGGCATCGTTCACAATGCGCGAATAAAGTTTTGATTAACAAAATAAAAACTGATGAAAATTTTCGCAAAGATTATTGTAAAAAAATTAGTATTGGAGTTAAAAAAGCGTATAAAAACGGAAAATTTAAAAACTTAAAACGAAAAGGATTTTTGGATAAGAACCATTCAACTGATTCAAAACAAAAAATTGGTAAAGCTAATAGTATCAAACAATTAGGTGATAAGAATTCTCAGTATGGGACTTGTTGGATAACTAAGGATGGAGAAAATAAGAAGATTAAGAAAGAAGACCTTGATATCTGGCTTAAAGAAGGTTGGTTAAAAGGGAGAAAGTAAAATTGGTTAAAATTTGTTCACAAATAATTTATGTTCACGAATCGTGAACATCACAAAAATGTGAACACTTTTAATGGAAAGTTTAGGTAGGGCAGGGTCCCTCACTTGTTTGGAAAACAAGGACACATCTACGTTGTGCTCGTTTCGATTACGAAATTTTCCGCGCATTACCCAAAGGGTGATTGTTCTGGCTAGGGAAGCCGTAAAGCCCCTCTCTATCTACGGGATAGAGTTTATGGAGTCTATAGTTTAATGGTAAAATAGGAGATTGTGGTTCTCTTGTTCTGAGTTCAATTCTCAGTAGTCTCCCTAAAGATAACGGTTCTTTAAAAACGTAACATGGTGTTAGTAGCTCAGTTGGTCAGAGTGCCGTCCTGTGAAGACGGAGGTCGTGGGGTCGGGACCCATCTAACACCCTATATTCTCAAAGCAAATTAGTATGATGTCTTGCAAGACTTACTAATTAGAAAAGTATGAAACATGACTTGGTATAAAGTGGTTCGAACCCATCTTTGAGAGCTATGAAAAAAGAAAAAGATATGCTCTAGGGTCTGATAAAACAACAGACTCAATGATATGAGCAAAAACACAAACAGAGCAAAACTGAACAAAGCAGAAACCAGCAAAGAATATCATATTCTTCAGCTAAACGAGACCTATCCAGACTATTGGGATGATGGTATCGTATTTTATCCGACTTATAAAAGAGGATATAAGAATCCAAATAAGCAACTTCGTAGATATGAAATGCGAAGATACAGAACTTGGAAGTACAATAGAAAAACACAATGGAAGTAATTCCATTAATGGGCATATAGTATAATTGGTTAGTACGCATGACTGATACTCATGTAATATTGGTTCAAGTCCAGTTATGCCCACTATTAAATAAAATTGGTCCTCTATCATAATTGGTTAATGAACCTAGCTCATAACTAGGGCTATATCCGTTCGAGTCGGATGGGGACCACTGGTAAACTTTTTATAAATTCACCCATAGCTCAGTGGTTAGAGCGTTCGCCTGTTAAGCGAAGGGTCCCAAGTTCGAATCTTGGTGGGTGAGCATATTCAGACGTGCGCAGAGTTTGGTCGATTGCATCGGGCTGTTAACCCGACAGGGATTTATCCCTCACACTGGTTCAAATCCAGTCGTCTGAGCAACATTGCGTGAGTTAGTGGAAAACAGCGGTCTCTCATAAGGACCGAAAAGCGATTTCGAACATCGCACACGCAACCAAATGCCTTCATATTGGCCTCGTCTTCGAAACGAGAGACGCATAATGGATGTGAATGTGGGTTCGAATCCCTCTGGAGGTACTGGGAACTTTTTGTAAATTCTGGATATTTATATAGAAATGAAACTATATGAATAGAGCAGAAAAAAGAAAATTCCATTATATCTATAAAACTACGTGTTTAATTACTAATAGGTACTATATAGGGATGCACTCAACTGATAACATGAATGATGGTTACATGGGCAGTGGAAAAAGACTTTGGAGGTCTTTTAATAAGCATGGTCGAGACAACCACAAAGTAGAAATCCTTGAATTTTTAGATTCAAGAATTGAGCTTAAACAAAGAGAAAAAGACCTTGTAACAAAGGAGTTGATTGGCGAAGATTTATGTATGAACCTAAAAGAAGGAGGTGAAGGTGGTTTTTGTAGTGAAGAACACATGAAAAAAGCACAAATAGCTGGACGAAAAAGTAGAGATTTGAAAATAAAAGAAAATGAAGAATATAAGAAAATTTTTATCGCTATTGGAGTTAAAAATTGGAAAAATTATCATTTAACAGGAAAACACAAATACGATACTTTTACTGGCAAACAACATTCAGATGAAACAAAAACACTAATGAGTGATAAAGCCAAAGAAAGAATTGGTGATAAAAATTCTCAGTATGGAACTTGTTGGATAACAAAAGACGGAGAGAATAAAAAAATTAAGAGAGAAGATTTTGATTCATATGTTAGTGATGGATGGATTAAAGGAAGAAAATAAATGGGGGAGTGTACGAGTGGGTCAAGTAACTCTTTGCTTTTGTTGATTGATACGTAGCGATTAGCATGTCCAAGCATCTGAGGTTCGTGGGTTCGAATCCCACCTCCCCCTCACAAAGAGTCAATTAAAACGGATAGGGTCATAACCACCGTGGAAATGATGGTAGACCCCCTTGGGGCGTGGGGGTGTATTTACATCGACTAGTTAACGCTCCCATATATGGTCTCATCGTCCAATGGATTAGGGCATCGGTCTACGAAACCGAAGATGCAAGTTCGAATCTTGCTGGGACTACAATATGGTTGCGTAAGTTAATTGGAAAACTGACCGCCTTCTAAGCGGTACTTGGTGGGTTCGAATCCCCCCGCGACTACAATTTTTTGGAGAGATGACAGAGCGGCAATGTGCTGGTTTGCTAAACCACGGCTGACGGTAAATCCCGTCACGAGGGTTCGACCCCCTCTCTCTCCGCTGTGATAATTAATATGCATTTTTTATAATTCGTTATATTTATCATAAAAAATCAATGTTTATTCCAAACCATTTGCATCTGATAATCAAGGGTCACTTTAAATCCCCTCCTACCCAAGTTGAAGTAATTAATAAATGGTTTACAGACCTTGTAGAAAAAGTAAGAATGGTTGTGGTCGCTGGGCCAACATCTGTTTACGTTTCCGAAGAAGGAAACGAAGGGCTTACTGGAACCGTAACTCTTGCAACGAGTCATGCTTCCATACATGTTTGGGAGAAAGACGCTCCACCGATGTTTCAATTCGATATTTATTCTTGTTCTTGCTTCACACCAGAAGAGGTTATTGACCACTTGAATGTGTTTGAACTAATAGACTACGAATACATGTTTATCGATAGAAATCAAGACTTTAAAATCGTAGAACACAGGGTTGTAAAAAAATAATCAATATGTCTTAAGACTTTCATCGATATATTTATAGATATGAAAAACTTATACCGTATATTTTTATTTTTTGTTATCATTGCTCAAGCTTCTTGTAGCAAAGAAAACATAATGCTTCCAAACCTTAAGGTTTCCCCACCTGATACAACCAAATTAATAACACCACCAATACCGCCACAAAATTTTGAGGTTGATAGCGTTTGTCGTCCAGAGACCCCACAACCACAACCAGCACCAGTTGTAGAGGCTAAGCCTGAAGTCTTTATTCAAGAGAAGTCTAATCCTAAACCAGAGCTTAAGATAATAAAAGAATACAATAATAACATATATAAAAAGGACTACCATGAAGGAAAGGTGGTATATAAGATTCCTTCGGTAATGCAGGTAAGAGAAACCTATCAAGTCTTGGTTAGAGTATCACAAGGTAGCCTAAACATTTACGAAAACCTAAATGGTGAAGTAAAAGAAACGACCATACCTGTAACACCAACAATGCAGGTTAAATTAATAGACCCAAGTCCAACAGATAACCCATCATTTTCAATCGTATCGGATAACGAAGCTATTCAAGGTGTTGATACCAACGAAACATACACACAATGGACTTGGGATGTAACGCCTTTAAGGTCTGGCCATAGTGAATTAAAGATAGTTGTATCAACCATTACGAATGGTGATAAGAAAGATGATGTATATGAAGATAAGGTAGAGATTAAGGTGAACCCTATAAAACAAATAGGGTTCTTTTTAAAGACTTATTGGCAATGGGTTATAGCCACGTTATTGATACCTATGATAAAATGGTTGTATGACCGTTATACAAAGAAAAAAGGTGATAAATGAGACTAGATATAATTAAAAATATGGATTCGGCACCCTATATGGGAGCTAGATATGGTCAAGATGTTGAACCTAAAGGAACTTATGTTTTGGAAAAGCCAAATGGGTTTAGCGGCAGTGGAAAATGGGTTCAAGGGGTTGCTGAAATAAATAATCCTCTTATCATAGATGTAACAAGCGAAAACTTGATAAGATACAAGTATGAGCTGGCGAAAAAATACAAGGCCAAGGGTCAAAGGCTAACCAAAAAATTAATGGATTTGGGTTACGATGCAATCATAACTCAACATTCTGATGGTTCTAAGGGTGAAATCATCTTATTTCCAAATTCAAAGTATATGCTAGACACCAAAGGAGAAGTTAAAGAACAAATAAAACAAAAGCTTAGAGAGAGCTTTGTTTATGAAGAGACCACTGGTGGTTATGTCGCATATCACGGTACCAATACACAGATTGAAAAATTTACAGATGATTTTGTTGGTGGCAAGGATGCAAATGACCAAGAGGGTCCAGGCATCTATTTCACCACTTCAAGAACCAATGCTAGGTCTTATGGTCCATTTATTTATAATGTAAAGCTAAAGCCGAAGAAGATTGTTTCTACCAAAACAAATGAAGATGCCCCCATGAAAGAAATTAATTGGTTGCTTAAGCAAGCACCAGACTGGGAATCAACGGCTGAAAATTGGGATGAAAATCCAACCATAGGCTTACAAAAAGCGGCAAGCGATATCATAAGATACAACGATAACCCACATCAACAATTTCTTCAAGTATGGATTGATTTTTATAAATACAATCCAGTTGAATATGTTCGTAATATGACCAAGTTAGGCTACGATGCAATAGTGATTAATAATCTACAGAGCATGATAGCTAATGAAAGAAATATAACGCATATAATAGTACTTAACCCAGCCATCATAGAGTATATCGGTATGGAAGACGATAGAACTCCAGAAGAAAAATAAAAAATACTTGGTAGTTTAAATTATTTTTTGTACCTTTGTGGTATGAAAGAAAAAATAAAACAAATACTTTGTGAGGGTTCAGAAAAGAACTCATTGGGCGTGGTTGTAACAAGACCAGACCAAGAACTCATCGTTATGCGTGGCATATCTGGTGCTGGTAAGTCAACAAAAGCTAAGTCTATTGTTGGTGACGGTGTTATCCACTCTACAGATGAAGTAATCGAAAAGACAGGCGACTATCGTGGTTTTTTTGAAAAGATGCTCAAGGAAAATAACTTTGCTCCGCTTAGCAAGGCTCACTCACAAAACCTAAATGAAGCGGTAGCTTCAATGAAGGCTGGTGTTTCACCTGTGGTTGTGGATAACACAAACATAAAGATGAACGAACCAAAAGCCTATGTTATCGAAGCATTAAAATTGGGTTATGCTGACCACAACATAAGATTTGTGGACGTTGGTACTTCTGGGCTTTCAGCTGAAGAATTAGCAAGCAGAAATGCTCATGGTGTTCCGCTTGATAAAATCAAGAAAATGATGGCTTCACACAAGTCTCAAGGCGAAATGACACTTAATAAGGTATTGGAGTCTAAGGATATGTATAAGTCTTCGTTTGTTTTATATTCAGCTGTTGTTATGGACGAAGCTTCTCATGAAAAGCTTTTAACTAGATTTTCTGACGACATACCAGAGGGTTGGAATCCGCTTGCTCACCACATGACAATCGTATTCGGAAAAGGCTTGGAAGACAAGAACGAATTGGGTAAGGAGGTTGTTCTGAAGGTGACTCATTTGGGTAAATCAGATATGGCATTGGCTGTAAGGGTGGATGGTTATCCGTCTAAGAACGATATCCCACACGTTACGATAGCTGTTAGCCCAAGTGGTAAGCCTGTGATGTCTAATGACATAAGAGATTGGGAAGAGATAAAACCATTTTTCATAAACGGTGTTGTAACCGAAATAAAAAAGTAATATGAAAGTATCAGCACAAGTTGTACTTATTAACCCAGAAGGTCTGATACTTGGTGTATCAAGAAAAGATAACCATAATGACTTCGGCTTAATAGGTGGTAAGATGGAAGAACATGATAAGTCTCCAGAAGACACAGCCATACGTGAAACGCTAGAAGAAACAGGTCTCAAGATATCCAACTTGAGACTTGTTTTTGTCATTCATAAAAATGGCTTTATGGGTTACACCTATCTAGCTGACTATGAAGGAGAAATAAACCATAATGAGCCACATGTGGTAATTTGGTGTAAATCAGAAGTTCTAACAAAAGGTAGCTTTGGTCGATATAACGAATTAGTTTTAGAATCGTTAACCGATATGGGTATTAACTTTGTTTAAAAATTATATTGTTTTTCAAAATAACTTGCATTTTTGAAAAAATAGGGGTATATTTGCTTTATGAATGAAAATAAAAACAACTTAAAAAGGCACATTGAATTAAGCACAAAGTTTATGCAAATGGGTCAAGCTCTTATCTCTGAAGGGAAAGAAAGCAACGATTATAATATCATACAAGCTGGTAATTTTTTCGTATTGATTTCTGGTATTGTTTTGGATGAAGAAGACATATTCACTTTTTCACAATTGTGTTCCATGTTTTCAGCCAAAAAATACTTGGATGAAATGAATTCAAAAAAACCTCTCTCAGAAGAAAACCTATTGAAGGATAAGGCCTATCAAGACCTTCTTAGCCTAATGGATGATTCAGGTGCTAAGCCAATTCCTCCTAAGAAAAAAAAGCTAACACCAAAAAAAATCGCTGCTAAAAAACCAAGCTTAAAAAACACCAAGAAGAAGAAAGATGATGATTCATCTAAGTAATTATGAAAACACTAGTATTAATTTTAATTTCGTTCTACTGCCCAAGCGGTAAACTTACAAACACTGAAACAAATAAAGCATATAAGTTGGTTTGTAAAGACTATGACTTTTGCTACTTCACGCTTAGCGTACCAGAAGGTCCATATACATATGTATCTGATGACAAAAAAGATACTTGTATATTTTTTGTCCAAAATAAGTGTCAAGACATAAAATTACTAAAGAAAACTGGTGACTTCACCTTAATTAACTAATATGAAAAATTTATTTGCAGTAGCGGCTATCTTATTTTTAATGTCGGCCACGACTATCTCAAGTCTTAGAACCAGAAGCACCGACCAATTGGTAAGTAAGTTTGAAGGCTTTTCTTCATTGGATGAGGCTAAGAGCTTCGTAAGTAAAAAATACGCCGAAGGATATAGGGTTGTATCGATATGTTCTATATCTGGCGAGACAACTTCTAGTTCTGAAGTATTGGTAGTATTAGAACGATAAAAGTTCGCTAAAAACTTGCAAGTTCAAAAAAATTTTCTTACCTTTGTTGACTAAAACAAAAGACATGTTAGCAATACAAAAATACTTAAAGGCAAATGGTCTAGCTAAAGCAATTCAAGAGTTCAACCTTAAGATAAGGGTTTATAACCATAAGATATTGTTGAAGTACGACCAACTCTGTGGTCCATCTATGATGGCTAAGCCAGAGGTTCAAGAATGTCGTGGTATCATCCTTGAAAAGGATACTTGGAAACTTATGTCTTTGGCTTTTCAAAAATTCTTTAATTCAGAGGAAGGTAATGCTCATAAGATAGACTGGAACACAGCTCACATACTTGAAAAGCTTGATGGCTCATGTATACAAGTATACTATGACTGGGTTGCAAATACATGGTATGCTGGAACAACTGGTACCGCAGAAGGTGAAGGTGAAGTAAACAACAAGATGGGTACAACCTTCAACCAATTGTTTTGGAATGTTGTTTCCGATAAGTACAAGCTAGACACATCTAAGCTTAACAAGGGCTTTACATATGTGTTTGAATTAACAACACCATACAACATAGTTGTAAAGCCACATGGCGAGTCATCAGCGTCTTTGTTGACGGTTCGTAATCTTGAGACCCTACAAGAAGTCTCATTCGAAGAACTGACTTCTATTGCTGAAGACTTAGGCGTACCACGTGTTAAGTCATACGATTTGAATGCAAAGAATATCGGCGCATTATTGAAGACCTTCGAAGGTATGGTATGGCATGATGAGGGCTATGTTGTGGTGGACGCTAACTTCAACCGTGTTAAGATAAAGAACCCAGCATATGTGGCGGTTCATCACTTGAAGGGTAAGACAGCTGAACATAATATAATAACGATAGTAAAGACCAATGAAATAGAAGAGTTCGGTGCTACGTTCCCAGACCGTAAGGATGAATTATATAAGTTGAAGGCTAACTATGATGCGTTGGTGGCTAAGCTAAATGGTGTTTGGGATGAATTAAAAACCAACTTGCCAAAGAACATCACACCACAAGAAAAGAAAAAATTCGCTCGAGCGGTGTTTGAAGTATGTGGTAAGTATGAACTAAAGACCTTTACTGGCTTATACTTCGGCTTAGCTGATGGAAAGGTTTCTAGTGTAGAAGACTTCATCTTTAATTATGACGATAAAGCGTTATACAAGCGCCTATAAGATAATCCTTATAGGATTTCTTGTTTATATCAAAATAAATTTGTAACTTTGTAAAAAAATTATGGCTGTAAATTTTAAAGAAATAGATGAAAAGCTTCGTAATTCACCTTTAAGTGAAAAAGAGTTAAAAGCTATCGAATCGGTTGAGAAGCATATCGATAAAGAAATCGTATCCAATTATAATGGTCATGCTTATCGTATTGACTTAGGCTTGGCTAGCTTCAAGCAAAAGATTTTCAATAAGACTTATGAATTACCAAATTCAGAAAAAAGACGCTTGCTTATGTATGAGGAACTTAAGAAACGATATGAAGAAGCTGGATGGGAGGTAAGCGAAGAAATTGCCGATATCCATGATAGATTTGGTTTAGATTATTTTGTGTTAAATGGAAAAATTTTATAAACTATTTCCACATCTAGCTGAAAAAGATAGTTGGAATGGAGTAACATCTAAAAGAATGAAATGATGGAAGATTCAAAAGTAACGGCAGAGTGGGCAAGAAAACAAGCCACTGAAGTAATTGGTGTTAAGGTTAAAAAACAAATAGCTGATTGTCTGGAAAGTATTAAGATTGGTGTTGAAAAAAATGAAATGTCAACAGCGTATTTAGGTCCTCTTGAAGAACTAACAAAACAAGACTTGCTTAAAAGAGGCTTTAAGGTGGATTACGTAACCGCTGACCCTAGAGACCCTAGAGAAGTTGGTTATTATACTATTAGCTGGTAATGGAAATATTCAAACAAATACTAGCTAATCCTTGGTATGCTTCGGTTGTAATCTTCATAACACAAGTCTTGATGTTATACCTTAGAACGATAAACATCATTTATACTACAAAAGATAACATATTTGGTGCTATATGGTCAAACAATGGTGTGTCAATAACTTGGTTGTTATCTATGACCATTGGCCTGAATTCTATGCTAAGCGGACAGTGGCAACCAATCATAGCATTCTTATTGGGTGGTAGCATAGGCACATATTGGGCGATAAAAAGAGACAAAAAGAATAAATTATAACCCGATATCTTGGAAATTAAAAAAACATTTAGTACCTTTGTTACATGAAAGAAAATTACGAAAAACAAAAGATTGCTTTACGCTATTGGTTATTAGGTAAAGGCTACCACAAGGCAGTAGAAGCCATGGCTTTTGCTGAAAAGTTTCATAACGGAAAACGCAAAGATGGTGAACATGAGTTTTCACATCAAGTATCTCAAGCTAGTCTTGCAAGGACCCTAGTAAATCATTTCAATTTAAAAGAAGAGGTCTTCATCGTAGTTCTCTTACATGACATATGTGAAGACAAGGGTATTTCTTACGAGGAAATAGAAAGACGTTTCGGTATTACTTCGGCAAAGGCTGTTAAGCTTATGACCAAAGAGTATCAAGGGGTTAAGATACCAAACGAACAATACTACGAAGCAATTAGTGAATGCGAAATTGCTAGTATTTGCAAGTGCTTTGATAGGGTCCATAACCTTATGACCATGTTGAACGGATTTAAGCCAGAAAAAAGAGTAACTTACATTCAAGAGACGCTAGATTTCACGATACCTATGTTGAAGAAAGCAAAAAGAAACTTTCCTTTTCAAGAGGGTGCTTACGAAAATGCTAAGTTCATCATGACAAACCAAATTCAATTATATACTGCTTTAAATTTGGTAATAACAAAATAAATTCATACCTTTACACTTATAAATACAAATATGAGCATCAAACAAATACTTGACGAAATCTCAGCTGAATCAAGCACCAATCAAAAAATAGAAATACTTAAGAAGTATAAGGATAACGAACTACTAAAAAATGTTCTATATCTAGCCAACTCAAAGAGGGTTAAGTTCTTCATCAAGCAAATTCCAGAGTATTCACCAAATGGTGGCCATTCATTAGAAATGGCTTTGTTTGGTTTGGATGCGTTGAGTACAAGAAAGGTTACTGGTTCTGAAGCAACTGGTTATCTTAAGAGTATTCTTACTTCTTTAAATTCAGAGGATGCTTATGTCTTAGAGCGTATCATTGAAAAAGACCTCAAGATTGGTATGGGTACCACTCAGATGAATAAGGTTTTTAAAGACCTTATCGAAGACACTCCATATATGGGTGCTATCTCTTTTGACGAAAAGAAAGCACGTGCAATCTTCGAAAAAAATAAATGGGGTTTATCACAAATAAAGATGGATGGTCGTTACTGTAACGCTATCATACGTAATGGTGAAGTAGAATTGGAGAGTCGCAGCGGAGAACCAACAATCGTTACTGGTGCTAAGTTTTTGTCCGAACTAACGAAGTTTGAAGACTGCGTTTTGAATGGAGAATTGACAATGGATTCAAAAGAAGTTGAGTATCATTTTAAAAATAGTGATTTAATTGATGTTGATGGGATTTCATATACAATAAATGAATTTTTAGAAAAATTTAATAAAAACCATTAGAAAAATACTTAACTAATCTAACTTTTGTTAATTCTTGCATATTTATAGTAAAAAGAAAAATTATGTATGCAGTTTATTTAACAATTTATTATGGTGATAAATTACCACCATTTTATATAGGTTCGTCATCAATAAAAAAAATAGAAAATGGTTATTGTGGGTCTGTTAGGTCTAAAAAGTATAAAACTTTATTTAATGACGAAATAAAAAATAATAAATGGTTATTCGAAGTAATCATAATATCAACACATAATACTAGGTCTGAAGCCATTGATTTTGAGTTAGAACTACAAAAATCGTTTGATGTTGTTAAATCAAACGATTTTTTCAATGAAGCATTTGCTTCTATTAATGGTATGTTTGGTAGGGATGTTTCTGGTAGTAATAATCCAATGTTTGGTAAAAACCACACAGAGAAAACTAAAAAAATCCTAAGTGATAAAAGGGGTAATGATAAAAGATTTGAAATTACGGGTGAATTTAGAAATAAAATTTCGAAAATTCATAAAGGTAAGATAACAAGTGAGGAAACGAAACAAAAGATATCTGAAATTAAAAAAGGAATGAAATCTACATTTAAAGGTAAAAAGCATAGTGAGGAAACGAAACAAAAGATATCTGAAATTAAAAAAGGTAAAAAGCATAGTGAGGAAACGAAACAAAAGATATCTGAAATTAATAAGGGTAAAGTAATTAGTGATGAGGTTAAACAAAAGATATCTGAAAGTAAAAAAGGTAAAAAAAGACCACCTTTTTCTGAAGAATGGTTAAAAAAACTATCCGACTCAAAAAAAGGTAGTGTTATGAGTGAAGAAGCTAAACAAAAATTAATTGAAAGTAAAACTGGGATGAAATATAAAGAAAGTGTTTGTCCTCATTGTGGTAAAAAAGGTGGTGGTGGTAATATGGTTAGATACCATTTTAAAAATTGTAAATTAAAAAATAATTAATATGATAAAGAGTAAAGATATAAAAAATGTAACGGTACATGATGATGGTAGTATTACAGTGTTGACCATGGATGGTGTTCCTCGTTATGCTTCAAACGGCATCATAGCGTCTATCATAGATATTTGCGGAAAAAGAGAAGAAAGAACCCCAAAAGAAAACCTTAAGAAGCTGGAAGCTTTTGAGGAAAAGAACGGAAGCTTTGAAGAAGCTCTTGATAAGATTAGATATACGGTATGGGATACCATAAGTATTGACGAGTACTTCGCAAAGGCATCTAAAAGAAAATACAATCTTCGTCTGATAAAGGCTGGCGAACTAATCGTTTCAGCAAAATCAACAATGGTTTCGCTCATACAAACAAAGGTGTGTAAGACATACGCAGAAGCCATGGAACACTTCCAAGAGGTACTAGCAACAGAGGTTGATGGTGTACCACAGGAGGGAACTATTCTTAAGGCCTATGATGGTGAATGGAAAGATGGTAAACCTAATTGGCAAATCAAGATGAAGCTTGAAATGGACCTAGACCTTAAGATTGTAGGGTTCAACTACGGAACCAAAGGTACCAAGAATGAAAATGTAATATCAAGTCTTAATTGTGAGTCATCTGATGGATTGGTTAAGACACGTCCACAAGGTATAAAAGAAGATATGATGTTGTATATCACCGAAAACCAAGACAAGCTAATGGGTAAGATTGTTAAGGTTAAGTGTAATGGTTTGTCGAAAGACAGGGAAGACAACTATTCTTTGTTATACCCAGCCTTCATGGAGCTTCGTGACGATAAAGAAAGTTGCGACTCATTGGAGTCGATAAAAAATATAGAAAACATGGTTAAATCACTAACAACGAAATGAGAAAATTACTTATAGCACTTATGGTGTTGGCAACAACACACTTATATGGTCAAGATACGCTACAGAGACTAAGCATTCATGCCCAACAAACCTTCGTAGAGCAGTATCACCCAAGCTTCAGGTCTAGCGTTGGTATTGGTGATAAGTCGCTATATAATACTAGTGAAAACACCCTATCATCGGTAACAACTCTATACTTCGGTGTCAGGCTTTGGAAATACGCTGAAGTATATGTTAACCCAGAAGTTGCTGGCGGTTCTGGTTTTTCTGGAGCCTGTGGCGTAGCTGGTTTTCCAAATGGTACAACGTTTAGGGTTGGTAGTCCAGCACCAAGTGTTTATATAGGTAGATTTTTCTTTAGACAAACCATAGCTTTAGGTAAAGAAAAGAAACAAAGGGGTGGAGACTTCAATAAGATTTCGATGATGATACCTACCGAAAGAATCGTAATTACGTTCGGTAAGTTTAGTCTAAGCGATATATTCGACCAGAATGTTACAAGTCATGACCCTACAACCAGCTTATTAAATTGGTCACTTATGGATGCTGGAGCTTGGGACTATCCATCAAATACACGTGGCTATACATATGCCTTATCGATTAAGACCGTAAAGAAACAATTTATACTACGCTTCTGTAGCGCAGTAAACGCATTATGGTCAAATGGGTTGGTAACAGAAGGATTTATACCTAGCCCTAGTGATTGGGCAAATGCACATGGTGAGTTGCTTGAACTAACCATTCCTATTAAAAAAGACTTCAGCAATTCAATAAAGCTAACTGGGTTTGCTAATCATGGTAGAATGGCAGCATACGCAAGCGCAACTAAATCGCTATTAACCGATACTAGCTTAGCTAATAGAGAAGTTGTAGGTACTCCTACTTCCCTTAATGATACAACATCGCATTTGGTTTCACCTGCTTTGGATAAACAAAGGGGCAGGGGTGGACCATACTATGGTAAGTTTGGATTTATCATAAGTTGGGAGATGAAGTTGGGTAAGAAAGATGAAATGATATTTGCTAGAGCCTCATGGAATGATGGTAAACGAGAGTCTTGGATGTATACTGAAATAGATGAATCACTAGCCTTCGGTGGATTTATTTCTGGTTCTAGGTTCAAGAGACCAGATGATATAATAAGACTTGGGTTTGCTATAAACGGCATATCAAAAGACCATGCAAATTATCTGAAGGCTGGTGGATATGGCTTTATAGTAGGAGATGGATTAGGTAATTATCCAAATGGTATAAGCCCAGAAATCATATTTGAAGCGCAATACAATTTCAAATATAAGTTTTTAACTCTATCACCAGACTATCAATTCATCGTTAATCCAGCTTATAATTCAGCTAGGGGGCCAGTACATGCTCTTGGATTAAGAGTACATTTTGAAATTTAATTTGGAAGTCTCAATATTATTTATTACCTTTGCAGTAAACAAAAAAATAACAATGAAAAAAATCCTATTCTTAGCTTGCGTATTATTCGCATCAACGGCTTTCGCCCAGACAAAAGACTCAGTGAAATACTCACCCATCACAGGCTATGTTTCGCTCGGACTATCGATGACCAATTCAAGTGACTTCGTTAGTAGTTCTTATACAGGACTTGAAGGCGGTATTTGTTATAAAAACCTATCGGTAGGCGCGATATTTGGTCGTGGAAGCCTAAGAGGTATGTGGTCAGAAGGCGATAATATAAAACAATACTTCTACGAGGTAAAAGCAACTGGCACCAAAGAATTCGGATGCATTACAGGTAGCGTTTTATTTGGATATGGTGGTTACTTTAACACTAGTCATCACTTCATCGAATATGGTGCTGGTATAGGGTATAACTACAAGGATTTTTCTTTCGGCTTAACATGTAGTAATTGGGATGGAACTACATATATTACTCCTTGTGTGACATATAACATCCCTCCACTAAAAATCAAGACTAAAAAATGAAAAAACACATCAGTTTCCCAAGCATAGAGCAATTCAGAAATGTAATTGCTAATATCAATAGACAATTTAACTTTGTAGGCCTAGATGAAAACAAAGAACCAATCTACGATGCTAGCTTACCAAAGCCAGTACTGACATTCAAGGGTACGGTAAAGCTTCACGGTACAAATGCTGGTGTTTGTTATAACAAACTAAGTGGTCTATGGGCACAATCTAGGGAGAATATCATTACACCTGAACAAGAAAACGCTGGATTTGCATTTTTTGTTGAAAACAATAAAGACACGTTCATTAGCTTCATGCTAAAGGTTGCTGAAAGGCTTAATTTGAACCTAGAAGATAATACCATTTCTATCTACGGTGAATGGGCGGGTGGCAACATCCAAAAGGGTGTTGCGATTACAAACCTTCCAAAGTCTTTCTTTATCTTTGGTGTAAAGATATCCCCGTTTGCCATTGAAGGTGAAGACAAGCCACGTCCAGCATACTGGGTTGACTTCAGCGATTTGAGAGCACCAGAGTCTCGTATCTACAACATAGAAGACTATCCAACATACTCAATGGATATCGATTTTAACATGCCTCAATTGGTTCAAAACAAATTGTCCGAACTAACAATCGCAGTTGAAGAAGAGTGTCCAGTAGCTAAGGCCTTTGGTTTCTCAGTATTGGGCAATAATACAGCCTATGAGGATGAAAATGGTAATATTTGGTTTGAAAATGAATCGCTACCTAATTTTACCAACCCAATTAAAGATAAGTTAAAAGTTATCTTTAAAGAAAAACGCCTTAAAAACCCAAACGGTATTAATTTTATCAATTTTTCTTTGAAATAGTTTGTATTTCCATACAATACCTAGATATTTATTAATAAATAGTTTAATTATGGGAAGATATGTTGTTTACTTGGTTACATATAGTGGTGATAAATTACCAAAATATTATATTGGCTCCACTAGTATAGAAAAAATTAATAATGGTTATCTAGGTAGTGTTAAATCTAAAAAATGGAAAACTTTATTTGAAACAGAAGTTAAAAATAATAAAAAACTTTTTAAGATTGAAATATTAAGTTATCATGAAACAAGGCAAGAAGCTTTAGCGGAAGAATTAAGAATTCAAAAAGAACGAAATGTTGTTAAATCAAATGAATACATTAATGAATCTTTAGCTAGCGTAAATGGTTTTTTCGGTATGATTATTACAGATGAACATAAAATAATGTTATCAAAACTAGCTAAAGAAAATCATGAAAAAGGTAAATATTATAAATTAAAACCTATGTATGGTGAAGATAATCCAATGTATGGTAAAACTAATGAAGTTGTTGCCATTAATGTTTTAACTAATAAAAAACTTAGGGTGCCTAAAGAAGTTTTTAATTCTGATATAAATCTTTCTGGACATACAGTTGGTTTAGTTTCAGTAATAGAAATAGAAACAAATAATAAAGTGACTATAAGTAAAGAAGAATTTAACCTAAATAAAAACAAATATAAACACCATAATAAAGGTAAAAAACATAGTGACGAATTAAAACTTAAATTATCTGAAATTAGGGTCGGTTATATAACAGCTAAAGATTGGAATGGGGACTTTCATAGAGTCCATAAAGATGATGTTAGATTAAAAAATGGTGAGTTTGGTAACACAACATCTAAGAGATGGGTAATAACTGATTTGGAAGGTAATGAGTATAAAACTTTTAATTTTAAAGCTTTTTTCAATAATAATGGGTTACAATATCCTAGAAAAGAAAATATAATTGATGGAATTATTAAGTTTAAATTAAAAAGTAAAAACAAATCAACTAATGGTTGGAAAGTAAAATGTTTAGATAATTAAGAAAAAATGGAATACACTATTAAATTAAAAGAATTTGGAAATGAAGGTAAAGTAATTTCTGAATTAAATGAAACCGTTAATTTTGAAATAAATATGATATCAGAAGGTATCGTATGGTCTTGTGAATATAAGGGTGTTGTTCACAGGTTTAAGGTGAAGGGCGAAAAGCATTCTGCCAGCAAGGTTAAAACACTTGCAGCGGTAGATGTTGAAAAGCTGAATTCAATAAATGAATTTGTTGAATACGCTGTAACCGAAAGTCGTTTCAATCAAGGACTTGAAAAAACATTTCTTAACGGAGAACCCATAGATGTAAAAAAGATGGGTGCGCTCATGAAATGGATTGTTGATGATATCATCAAAGAAGAATCAGATACGATGGTTAAGAATAACCTTGAACCAAAGGATGTCGGTAAGTATATCTCAGCGAAGGTAAGGGAAATGTTTTTTAAGCTTAGCGTATAATGATAGTAACAGCAAAAAACGATTCTGAAAATATACGTATATATGTGGGTGATACCTTACATATACGTATACCTAGAGATAAAAATATAAAGATTCATAGTTGGATAGAAGACTACACCAAGCTTTATTCGATTGAAGTTTGGTGCCTAGGTCACTCGGTATTATACCAATATGAAGATAAAAAACTCTGGGAAGACGTTTTAAATGCATTTAATAAGCACATTTAACTTGATTTATTCGGTAGCTTTTAGTATATTTGCATCATGATAACAAACAGAGTATACAAATTGAAAAGAGCTACCGAATTTATTAAAGGTATGCCATTAGAAGCTGAACAAGAATTAGAAGTTGTGATGGATGTGGTTTATATGAACGGGTATCCGTTACCACAGCAATACCAACTAGCATTCTTAACCTTCATAAAAAATAACCCAAATCTTTTTACGGATGACACCAGAAATTGGTAATATGGAACTCGTATCGACATATATTTGCAAAGCATCTGATATAGGTGTCCATTCGAATATGTTCGGAGGAACAATGGTTTCCATTGTTGATGATGCGGCTGCTTCATATGCAGCTCAAATTTGCGATAGTCCAAGAATGGTTACCATAAAGATTGATGAACTGGTGTTTAAAAACCCAGTAAAGGTAGGCAACATACTTAAGTCTTATGCAAGGGTTAAAGAATTTGGAAGAACGTCTGTTACCCTATACATAGAAGTTCGTAGACATAGCGTTCATACTGGTGAACAAGAAGTTGTTCTTCACACAAATATTAAGTTTGTTAGGATTGATAGCGAAGGAAAACCAATACCTATTCTTGAACATGTTAAAAAACGCTATACGGACAGAATAGCCAAGTACGGAAAGGGTCTCCTAAATGGAGACGAGAGAGAACTAGAAAAAAAATCTTAAAATCTATATATGATAATCAAAGATAACGGACTCAGATATGCAAAGCTTATTCATGTTTCCGTTGATAACGGAAAGACCGACAATAGCAACAAGGTCTATATCATGGAAGAACTATCCGATGGTCGCATCAAATGTGAGTATGGTCGTGTTGGTAAGTCACTGGTTACCGAATACAAGCCAAGTTCAAAGTGGCAGAGTGTTTATAACCAAAAAACTGGAAAGAGCAAGGGCTATACGGATGTTACCGAACTCTTAGCAGAACCAGTAGTTGACCAAGCCGTTTCAACAGATGATAGGGTGTCTTTGATTACCGATATGCTTGTTCGCTAGCTAATGGAAGATTTGATGTCATATGCTAACAAAACCATCAAACAAAACTACAAGGTTTCTCAAGATGCGGTTTCTGAACAACAAGTAAACACCGCACAGGAAATCATTGATAAGATAAGCGGAATGATAAGGGTTAGCGTTGATATAAAAGAGGTCAATGACCTCCTATTAAAGCTATATACCATCATTCCTCGTAAGATGGATAATGTTAAGAATTATCTATTATCACAAATAGATACCAAAGATGACCTGTTAACTGCTCAGAGGTTTATTAATAATGAACAGTCTATGCTCGATACCATGTCTGGTCAAGTACAACTCATTAAGCAACAAAAAGAAGCCCTTAAAAAGGCTTCTGAAGATAAGGCCAGCGGTACCAAAACTAGCATCACCATACTTGATGAAATGGGTATAAGTATTGAGATAGAAAACGACAAGGATACCCTAGCTTTGATAACTAAGCTTCTGGGTCCTAATTCTAAACAATGCAAGAAGGTGTTTAAGGTTAAAAACCATAAGACACAAAAAAGGTATGATGCTCATATGGATAAGGTAGAAACCAAAAAGAAACGTATGTATTGGCATGGTTCTCGAAACGAGAACTGGTTTAACATCTTGCAGACTGGCTTGCTCATACGTCCATCTGGAGCCGTACATACAGGTAGTATGTTTGGTGATGGAATCTACTTCGCTGATAAGGCGCAGAAGTCTATTGGTTATACATCGCTTAGGGGTTCTTATTGGGCACGTGGCGGTGACAACAAAGCATACTTGGCTTTGTTTGAAGTTCATCTTGGAAAACAAAAAGAAATCCTCCATCATGATTCAAGCTGTTATAGCTTATCTGAAAAGGTTCTTAAAAAAGACGGATACGATAGCGTATTCGCAAAAGG